TTGTAGGCTCTGCGTCTGGCGTGAATCCGATTAGAGGTGTCATGCGTCAGGCAACAAAAAACCCGCCTCAGTTTCCCGGGGCGGGTGTAGGGGTGGGGCTGGATTACTGCCAGGGGTTTTCGATTGCGTCGAAGCTCAAGGCGCTTAGCTTGAAGGCGACGTTCGCGGCGTTCGACAGCGTCAAATCAATGTAGAGCCTCACCGATGCAGGGATCGATGACAGCGCGAGGGGTTGACTCACAAAGTGCAGCGTGTCGCCAGACTTGACCTCGGCGTTTGCCGCCACCCCCGACGCCTCAAGATCGCGCTGGAAGTAGATCGACGCACCGCCGGTCAGGAAAAGGAACGGATAGAAGCCGAGGAACCCTGCGCAATCCGCCGTCGCATCGAGCGTGATGCGCAGCCGGTAGTATTGGTTCGCCTCCATCGACGTGGCGAATTCCTGCGACGACAGAAGGCGCACGTAGCTCTTGGCCGTCGTGGTCGCAGCGATCAGCCATGCCTTGCCGATGGTCGCTCGGTTGCTGACCTCGCGTGACGGAACGGTGACCGCCTGATTCGCGGTGAGCGTTACCGAAACGTTCGCGTCTTGATTCGGCGCAGTCCATCCAGTCGGAGCAGTAGAGCCGCCGACGATGTTCGTCCCGCTCACTGCGCCCGATCCGGTCAGCAGACCGTTGACCATGATGTTTTTGCGCGTGTCCCCCGTCATCGAGCCGTCATCAACGGCAGACGCCTGCTTGTAGGGGATCGACAGCGCTTGACCGTTCAGCGGTGCGCGGAATCCTTCGATTCGACCGTTTCGCAAGCAGCCTAGCGAGATCGGGTGAATCTTGTCTGCTGCACAAAGCGTCGAATCAAGCACGCCGTTCGCATCGGTACTGTTCGCGAACATGTCCACCAGCTCAAGGCCTGGATACTGTGCTTGCAGGTCATACAGCTTCTTGCGCATGTACGCCGCGCCCATGGTCATCCACGTCGCGTAGCTGCCATAAGACGAATTGACCCCGGGTGGAATCCATACGCGGGCATTCACGCTGGCAAGTTGCAGCGTTGATACGGCAGCCGCGATGTTGCTGATAGCCGTATCTACGGCGGCCTTCACGGTGCCGGCCGTCGCATTGATGATGTCGTTCGTGCCGGAGCTGATATCGCACTCGTGCACAGAGTAGCCGGCCAGCAACTGCGCAACCTGACCAGCAAGATCGCTGGTTGTGGTGCCGCCAATCGCGTAGTTCGCGATATAGATCGCATCCCGTCCCAGGTAGGTATTGCGCGCAACTTGCAGGTTGTAGAGGGATGGCGTGTTGATCTGTGCGATGGCCCAGCTCTTGGCCGCAACAGTGTACGAACCGTCGGCGAACAACCCGTTAACCGAGAACGTGATTTTCGTATTCGACGGCGTGCCAAGAACCGTCGAGTTGAATCCGAAGTTGCGCGGCGAAGTGGTCTGAATTTCAGACGGCGGCGTGACCTGAATTCGCGCGCCGACGTAGGTACCGTGACCGCCGTTGGTGTCCATCGTCGCGATTCCGCCAGACACAACGACAGTCTGTCCAGAAGGCCCGCTAACGTTGGTGTATCCGCGCTGCATCAGCGAATCGCCGATGCTCGCCACCCGCAGCGGGCCGCCCTGAGAAATGCGGGCAGCAATGCCGTTTTTCCGGTTCGCCGCTGCTACTGCGGCGGAGCCGGAATCAACAATGTATGCACCAAGAGCAGCGGAAGTTGATGGAGACGGTTGCAAGCTAACGGGATCGGCCTGCAAGGCCTGATAGTTCGCACTGTTTGCGACTGCTGGGCCAGGGTTCGATGTACTCATTCGCTCACCTCAAATAAAAATGCCCGCTCAGTGGCGGGCTGTGTGTTGATCTTGAGGGCTGCTAGCCCATCCATGCTCCGGCAGGAGCCACGCGAGGCAACGGCCTTGGCTTTGACTCTTTCTTGACCGATGACCGAATAACACCGGGGAACAGGGCGGACAACGCCCAAATCAGCGCATCCCCTCGGTTTGGGCTGTTCTCGCCTAGATAACCGTAGGTCGAGAAAGCAGACAACTCGTCTTCAAGCTCTGCCATGTTCCCAACGTGCCGAACCTTTCCTTGCTCATATAGAGAGCTAAAAGGCTCGGCTCTTACGTGCTTGCCTCTCGATGCCGTGACAGAAACAAACGGCGTTCTCGGTCTGGCCGTCTCAATCACTTGCTTGACCATCGCGCCGCCGTAGTTGATTTCAGCAACTACCGTATCGGCTTCGTGTCGATCAAAAGCGCTTGTGGCTACTCGGCCCCATGTAGCAGGCCCCGCCTTTACCGTGCAGTCCTCCAACACATACGCATTGCCGTCTGTACCAAGACCAGCAACCACAATGCCGATTGCATCGTTGTCTGCGTTGTCTACGTCTCCCGATCCACTCGGGTCAACCGCCACCACCACGCGAACCATGTCAGGCAGTTCGCCGCCCTCAACTCGCCATCTATCAATCGACTCAGGCGGGAATAACTGGTTAGGCGTAGCGTCTGAGAATTCGCCTTTGAGAAAACGCTTCTGCAACCGCGCCGACATGCCCTTGAGGGTGTCTAGATAGTTGCTCGACAGGTTCTCTGCGTTATCGCCTGGGTTGATCTGAAACGACGCGTAATCGTCAGGATTGACCAGCGGCTTATTGGTTTCCGGGTCAACCTTGGCAATGAATCGCTTGTATGACCAGTGAGCCTTAGATGGCGGGTTGCAATCGTAGAAGGCCCGCATCTTCAAAGGCTGCGGCGTTCTTCCTTGCATCTTCACGTTGACCTGCTGGGCCAATCGAGTCAGAGCAATGTCCACCGAGCCTAGAGTGATCTGCGAACACTCGTTGAAATAGACCGTGGCGAACTCTTTACCAAGAACCTTTTCAACGCGCTCTTTGTCATCCAGACCGGAAAACCAAATCTCGCTATCAGGCTCACCACCACCGATGTGAATTGATGCGTATCCGTCCCCTTTGTGCATCGTGTAGCGCACATTTGGAAAGGCCAGCCGCATGACCTTGGGGAAGGTGTCTAGAACAATCGATTCATGTACGTGAAGAGCGCGAAACCTAAAAATCCCGTGTCTTGAGCCTGGAGCCTTCAGCGCCCGCATCACAACGTTGCGGACAGTCAGAAATGTCTTACCTGACCGGCTTCCACCAAACAACATGGTGTGAGTAGCTGAACCCGCGCAGACAGCTTGCGCGGCCTCCTGCTTGGGTGTGAGCTTCACAGCGCCTCATCGTGGGGCGTGGCAATCACCGGTGCTTCGCGCTCGGCCAGCCCCAAATGGGTCTGCTCTACCTTGTCGCCATACTTCTTCGGAGCCATTTTGGCGAGCAGCCACTTGCGAGCATCAACCTGGAGTCGGCGATGCTCGATCATGTCGCCTTCTGTGATTTCTAGCCCCGTTGCCTTACTCACAGATTTGGTGCCCATCTTGGGAGTGTCGGCGATATCAAGGATGTCTTCGGCCAGGGCATCTATACATAACGCGCGCGCGCGTGCGTAGTGATCGGCGAGCGCTTTGTCCTGATCAACCCACTGTAGAAACGTGCCAATGCTCGGCATTCCATCTGCACGCAACACTGACCTCAAGCTGCGGCCTTCAGCCAATTCGGCGCAGATTTTGTCGAAAAGCTCACGGGTGTACATCACGCCACCTCGTAGCTACCCTCTTCCTCAACGCCCACAATGTCCATGTCAGTGATGATCACGTACTTTTGGCCGTCAATCTCGGTGGTGGGGTATTGGATTTCAGAAAAACGAACGTAGTCACCGACCTGGAACCCGTAGCAGTCTGGCCCCATGAATGCGACTTTCCCGCGATTCATGGACTCAACCGCTCCATCTTTGCCACGCCAGCGGTTCACATCTGGGGGGATCACCAGGCCGTCAATTTGAGTCGGGATGGTGTTGTCCAGAATGATGAAGACGCGGTTTTGAGTGGGTTGGATGTTCATTTCTTGGGCTTGGGGGGTTTCTTGAGAAAGTCTTTGAGCTTCATGGCTTGCTCCAGATGACTACGACATGCACGGGATACCAAGCCATTCCTTCTTCGGCCTCAAGACCAAGTGACGGAGACGGCTTGCGGGAAATCAACTTCTTGCAAAGCAGGAACAGTTGATTGAGTCGTGCTGACAATGCCAGTCTCGACGCCATCAATAGAAAGCCGCACCACACGGACGTTGATGACAGCACCCGGTACAAACTTCGGATCATCGGGAA